TTACTCAAACTTTATTTCTTTAGGACAAAAATCAACTTTATCACAAGAAACCAAATCATAGAACACGCCTTTATATTCTCCAATCAAGCTATTATGAAAATATTCCTGACCATGCAGATGTGCATAATAGACATGAGTAACAGGATAACATTGAAAAAGTTCCAAAAATCCAGACCATTCTTTTTTATCATTTGTAGGCGGAAAATGGAGCAGTACAATAATTTGTTCTGCTCCTTTTTTCATAGCATATTCCAATGACAATTTTAATCGATTTAATTCTCTATGATATATTTTAATGTGTTGTGGTGTAAAAAACGCATCATTAGGACAAAGCCAGCCTCTTGTACCGCATAAAAATACATTGTGATATTTTACACTGTTATTTCTTAAAAATGTGATATCTGTATATAGCTTTTGTATTTTTGATATACTGCTCCACCAATAGTCATGATTGCCTGATATACAAATTTTTTTACCCGGTAGTGAATGGATAAAATCTAAATCGGGTATTACTTGCTGTATCGTCATGCCCCATGATATGTCACCTAAAAGTAATATAGTGTCACATTGTTGTATGTTTTCTCTCCAGTTTTTTTCAATTTTGTATGCATGGTTTTTCCAGTTTTCTCCAAATTTGTCCATCGTTTTGTTTGTGCCAAATCCTAAATGTGTGTCACCTATGGCAAATAATGCCATGTGTATGCCTCCTTTGTAAAATATAAAGTGTAAATCCCGTTCACAACTAGGAAAACGAAGTTTTCCATTTAAAGTTTTTGCCTCGCTTTTTTCAAAAAGCGAGTGGAGTTTTTTGCCAAGCCTCAAGGTTCTAACAAAACAATATTAAAAAATCTTAATTCACAATTAGTAATCCGTTCGCAATAAGGAAAACGAAGTTTTCCATAAAAGTTTTGTCCAACTTTTTCAAAAGTTGGTGGAGTTTGAGGCAAAGCCTCAAGGTTCTAACAAAACAATATTAAAAAATCTTAATTCACAATTAGTAATCCGTTCACGACTAGGAAAACGAAGTTTTCCATTTAAAGTTTTTGCCTCGCTTTTTTCAAAAAGCGAGTGGAGTTTGAGGCAAAGCCTCAAGGTTCTAACAAAACAATATTATTTTTAAAACTTTAGTAATTTTCATAGAATATATTTTATTGGCGGACGCTGTCCGCACCTGCAAACTTTTTTGAAAAAAAGTTTGACAAAAAACTTTAACTTTTGCGAACGCAATTATCACTTTAACTTTTGTGAACGCAATTATCTCATAACTTACATTACAATATAATTCTGATAAAATGTATCACTTACAATATCTCTTATTTTATCCAATTCTATAGCATACTGATTAAAAAAGTCATTCCCCACATACATTATAACAAGTTTATCATCCCACAAATACCATTCAAACACACGGTCTTGCCACAACACCTGAGCATTTTGTTCCCCTTCTGTAACCAACGCCCTTTTATTATTATTTTTGAATATTTCCAACAATTCCTCTCTCATATAAGGCATTGTTTTCAAAAGTTCACTAAAAGGCATTGTTTCATTTTCAAAATATGGTATAGGTGTAAATTGGTCTGTTTCGAGCAATGTCAACAACTTGTCCATATCTGTAATCATTTCATTCAATTTCAACAATCTATTTTCAGCAAGACTAAGTGTAGCACCTGTCATACTATAATCGGCAGTATTCCCTACACGAGAAAATGCTTGTTGATACAACACACTGATTATTTTTTGATTCGCCGTCTGCACTCTATAATTTGCATGAAAAAATACGGGTTTTGTATACATATCGATTTCTGATATATTTGCTGTTTGCTCCATATAATATGACATACCTGCCTGTTTGAGCAATTCTGATTTTGTAAAACCATCACAAATTTGTTGTGTGATATCACTTTCTGGTGTATTTTCAGCAATATTATATTCTATTTGAGGATAATACAACTCTACTCTATTACTTTGTTCTGTTCCTATCAAAAAATGTGCTTTTTGTATATCATAAGGCAATTTATACACATCTATGGCATTGTTCTCATTTTCTGAAAAATAAGGCATATTCATAGTGTCTAATGGGTTACTGTTTTCTATTTGTTGTTGTGCAGACTGCTCATATTGTTGTGTACTGCACGCTACTATGCCAAATGGTATCATTGTGCAAATTGTGATACAAATAATTGCTTTTTTCATAAGATGTTACTTTTCCTTTCTATATGCGATATAATTCAGCCATAATATTCAGCTTTTCATTAAATTCTCTTAATCTGTCTACGTCATCTGTTTCCCACAAATCTATAAATTCCTTATTGATGGTATTCATATCGTCTAATTTTGCCACAAAATAAAGGTTTTGTATATTTTCTAATATATTATTTACCAAATTTTGTTTAATTTCATTTAACTGTTGTGCATTAGTAATTTCGCCCCTTATTGTTGACATTTCTCTATCCAAATGGAATGCAGCATCTGCACAATTTGTCAATCTTTTTTGTATAGAATCGGGTATATTACCGCTATATTTATATCTTAAAGAATGTTCTGCCGTTGCCCAGAAATTCATAGCAAGCGTTCTAATTTGTATTTCTGCTAATACTTCTTTATACCCAAAAGCAGTATTTAATGGATATTTTATAATAATATGATAACTTTGGTATCCGCTGGGCTTTTTATATTTCACATAATCTTTTTCCTGTATGATTTCCATATCTCTACCATTTCTCATTTTTATCATATCAATTACTTTGTAAATGTCTTCCACAAATTGACACAATATTCTAATACCAGCAATATCTTCAATTTCCTGCTCCATTTTTTCATAGGGTATTTTTTTTCTGGCTATTTTGTCCATAATACTAGATGCTTTTTTTACTCTGCCTGAAACGCTTTCAATAGGGCAATACACACCTAAATTTTTACATTCTTTTTGTATGCTTTGAAATTTTATAAGAAGTTCCTCCACTGTTTGCTGATAAGGATAAAGCAACTCTTTCCAGTTTAACACCTCCACATCAAAACACCTCCCTGTTTTCTTTACTTATCATTTATATTTATTTTACAATAAATGATGTACTTTCTGCAACACCTAAAATACCTACATTTTGGCAAAAGTTCAATACACTAATATAGTAGAAATCGCGTCAAATAATGGTGTTTAGCAACCATTCAGTAACATTATCGTTTTTATTGTTATGAATGTTTATCAATCGTATTTGAAATCATATTCAAAAAAATAAATCTGTCAAAAAAACTATTTTTGTTGTAAAAATCAAGTGGCTTGGGGAGTGCAACTCCCCATTTCAATCCGCAAGGGGAACTTTGCTTACTTGATAAAAGCAACATCAAAAAAAGATATTTTTTTCACTTTTTATTTATCATATAACCCCATTCTGGCATATTTTCGTCCATATAATTATATATCATATCTGCATCGCCTTCCTTTTGTTCACTCAGCCTTTTTTTAAAATCCAGCCACTACACTTATTTTTTTACAAAATGTTCTGGACATAATTTTCTCGTAACATATTTACAATAGCCATGGCTGAATTTTGTGGATTTTATTTTTTTCGGTTTGTCTGCACCTCTAAATACAATTTTGTTTTCCCCAGCAGTATATTTCATTTCTAAAGGATTTTTTTTGCTTATATTGTTTCGTTAAGACATTGAGCGCGTCGCCTTCATGGAAATCTAAATTGTCATCTTTTATCACTTTACATTTTAATTTACCTGGCGTACTTCTTCTACTAAACTCCACCGTTACCCCTTCGCAAACAATAGGTATTTGTACTCGTCCATTGTGTTCAATAAGCAATTCATAAACATTATCGGTTAAATTTCTTGCTCCCCTTAATTCTTCAAATGCTTTTGCTATGGGCTTGTTGTCTGCACCGTAAACGGTTTTGATAGATGTAATTTCTTTGTTTTTGTCTTGTTTGTCTTCTTCGCTTTCCGTGCCTCCAGCACTTCCCCCAGCACCAGTATAGCCTTCCCCCTTATAGCGTAACAATGCACAAACCTTTGTAGAATAACTACTTTTCCCTATTTTCTCTACACCATTAGCAGGATTTCCCGCATGAGTAATGCCCCCATACTGATTTACTATCATAACATGAGTGATTTTATTTATTCTTGATGTGGAGCTGTCCGTGCAACAGAAAACAATATCTCCTGGCTGATACTTTGCAGTAATGCTGGAAGGAGAGGGCAAATTTTTGCCAATTTTAGCATAGCTATCTGGATAAAGCAGTTCAAACCCCTTTGCATAGCACTCTGTACTGCTAATATCAACCTTACCGCCTGTATCTTTATGCACCAGCTTCACACCAGCATAGTCAAACGCTCTATATACTAAACTCGAACAGTCAAAACTATTTTCCCCCCAACGGTTTGGTTGGCTGTATGTTTTGCCAATTTGCCTGTCTACATATGCAAGTACTTTGTCAATCACACTCATACCTATCCACCCCCCTTATTTTGAGCATAAAAAAAGAACAGTTTTCAGACTTATTCAGGTCAATCATTCTAAGTTAATTCCTTTTTAATAAATGTTTAAAATATTGATAAAATATACCATCTTCATCTAATTTAAACTCTTTGCAATCTCTTTTATTATGGTCATCTAAATATTCATTTGGCGCAAAACCATAAACTTTACAATTTTCACACTCTTCATTCAATTCAAGTATTTCATTTTTACAAAAAGCGCATATTGGTGCAGACATGATTTCAGCCTCACCATACACTATTTGACAGCTAAGAGGAATATTATCTTGATTTTCAATCATTTGTTCTTTTTCTTCTATCATGGTATCACTTCCGCCTCTAAATAGTATTTATTATCTATTATTTTAACAGATACAATTTTATATATCAACCCTACATCAAATAAAACTTCTTCTTGATTTTGATATTTTTTATAAGCAATACTTTTAATATAAACACCACCTTTAAAGCCTTTAGGAATCTTTATTTTAATAACAACATCTCTTAAAGGATAATCAAAATCAATCAGACTTGTTGATATAAATGTTTTATTGACTATTGTTTTATTTTTCAAAAGAGCAATTAAGTTTTTATTTTTCTTTATTTTTTGTACAATTTCATTAGGAATATTCAAATGTTCTAATATTGTTTTTCTTTGTACAATAATATCATTTGTAATTTCACATTGACTTAATGCAGTATGCAATAAATCAAATTGCTTTTTATATTTTTCTAAATTTTGACCTTTTGCAATCCTTCTATTGATTTCATATGCACTATTACCTGTATATTTTCTAATTGCTTGTTTTTGTTGTTCTGTCAATTTTTCTAATTGTTTAGTAGACTCTATTTTAAATTTTTCTATATTATCAATACTGTGTATTTTTGTTGTATTCTGCAACTGTTTCAGTTGTTGTTTTTGCTGATTGATAACAGTTTGCAGTTGTTCTAACTGTTGTTTTTGCTGTTGAGCAATATCTTGTAACTGTTTCATTTGTTGCTTTTGCAGACTTTCTGCATTATCAATGGACTGATTGATAGACTGTTTTTGTTCTTTCAATAACGTACTGTCTTTTGCACTTACTTTTTGACTACCTTCTACACTTTTGTTATACCACTCTTTATATGTCATATTGGCAGGAACATAGTACGTTTTACCATTTTCATCTCTTGTAGCACGTTCTTGCTGTTGTGTAAATTTATCATTGAAATATGGTGTTGTTGTGGTTCTGCAATTCGCATGAAAAGGGTTTGCGTTCAACCCTGGTTGATAATCTTTTACATCAAACACTTTGCCATCCATATCTCTGCATATGGTACTTGTTTTTGTATCAAGTACTGCTAATATTTTATATTGTTTGACTTCTAATTTATCATACGTTTCTTTTCTTGACGCTGACGCAAAAAAAGCACTTTCCGTCATAACCAACCTTCTTGTTGCATACTCTGACGAATTGAGTGCTTTTTGCATATCTTTTATTATTTTTTGTGGAGATTCTCCTCTAATCATACCTTGAGAGAATCTATTTTCAAGCTGATATAACAGTTGTGTTCTATCTTTTCCCCATATCCTTTCAGAAAAGTTTTTACCATCTGGCGCCCAAGGTTTCGCAAGTACTTTGTTCATTTTTGTTTCATCAATTCTACTAAAAGCACTTCCTATACCTGACGCCCTTTGTATTTCATAAGCTGTGCGGTAATACCCTTCTTTGTAAATGTCTTTTAATGTATTTGTTAGTCCATACTCTTTTATTGCTTCCAATTTTTCTACTTGTTGCCTAAATTGATATTGTAATGCCTGTAATCGTGTTATCCTATGTACTGTACTTGCATTTTCTAACTTTTTCACCCATTCTTTGCTTAAACCATTTTGACTACCATATTTGATATAATCATGTAATTTCATTTGAAATGCTTGTCTTTCGCTTGTTGTCAATATTTGTTTTGCTTGCTGAAATGTGATATTGTTTTCCTGCGCAAATCTCATGTAAAAATCATTGATGTCTTTTTCAATGTTCTCCATCACATTCGCATAATCTTTTTGCACATTTTTAATATAATTTTCGCCCTTTTGCAAAAGCATTTCATTTAAAAGTAAAAACCTCTTTTCCCAATATTCGCTATTTTGCATACCCTCCACCCCATTTATTTTATTGCATAAAAAAAACACCTGCTAAAACAAGTGCTTTACAAATTTTATAATATTATGTTATAATCTAATTACAAAGGGACGCAGTCACCACGGGATGTGGTCACCCTCGTTTTGTTATGGTAAAGCTACCCTAGCTTGTCGAGAGCTATGATGGGTAGCTTTTTATTACTTTCTATCAATATAAGAAAGCACTGCTATGATAAATGTACCAAAAGCAAGCATTAAATAGATTGCTTCAAATACTGTCATATGCACCACCCCCTTGTCCCTTTGTATGTAAGAGGGTGCTTACCCGTCATGACTGCTATATACAATATACCACATTATTCTACAGCATTCAACAATGATATATCATGATTACCAAATTTTTCTAGTGTTCTTTTTTCTTCTGCCTCCATTTCTTGCATTTCAGCATTGACATCTGTCACAAAAGGGTGCATAGCAAGCAATGTTTTATCTGAAACAATGCCCTTACTAGATTGTATCATGCCCACAATTTCAACATCATTTGTGATGATATTTTTATTGATGTCCACAATGATATCATCTGCATTGTAATTTGTGCCATGTGTTCTATTGTAGTCGTCTGTCACAAACCATAACAATTCTTTTATTACTTTTTTCAATTTTGCTATCATATTGCCCGCTTTTTGGTCAAGCAGTGTATATTGAAATTTTAAACTGACACCCGATGGAGCGTTACCAAATTTATCACTATCTGTATCCACACCCATGCCAAAATGAAATATATCTTTTCTTAACATTTTCAGATATTCCAGTCTTCCCGCAACAGGTAACTCTATTTGTTTTGCTTCAATTTTTCCACTTGCGTCTGAAATATGTACCGCTTTATTTATTTGTAAACGCTTTGCAATAGCATGAGCTGTTTCGCCACCATACCCCGCAATTACCCAATACAATTCCACTAAATCTAAAAAATTGTTTGTGCCTTCACTTGATATCAAGTCATATGCGTCAATTAAGCCTTTGATATGTTCTAAATCTGTTGTACTGTTTCTATTATTTTTGAGTATTAAAAAAGGAACTCTCCCCCAGCTATGCCCCTGTCTTTTTTTGTCAAAACCGTCTAAATTTGTAACACTCCACCAATGTGGGGAAGGATTCGCTTTTACCGTATTGTCACGCATATATAAATTTTTTTCTTTTTCAGTGTAATATGTGACATTGTACTTTGTCCACCATTCTACTTTTTTACGTGTGTATTGCTGTCCATTCTCTACTACCACAATATCATAATATCGTATCACTTCCTGCAATTCTTTTTGATTATTTGTATCATATATTGCAATTACTTCATTCGCTGGTACAATACAATAGTCTAATTTGCCATTTGTATTATAATAGATGTGTATGGTTTCAAAGCCTTTGTTGCTTGCCCCTGTTACCAAATCTTGCAACATTTCGTTGAATGTGTCGTCTGAAAAGTCACACAATACTTTTTCATATGCCTTTTTTTCTGCATTATCTTCCGCCCCTGCTACTCTTATAGTAGGTTCTTTGCTTACTAAATAAGCAGTTTTTTGGTCAACCAATATTTTTAAAAACGCATTGATATTTTTGTGGTTGCTCCTGTTTACATTGCGAAATAGTTTGTAATGCTGTTCTCCTGTTATTTCGTCATTTTCTAATATTCTTGAAGATGTAAAATCTTTTTGTAATACATCATGCTCACCATTGTAATATCGTTCCCCTAATTGCATATTTTTCTTTTGTGTGCTGTTTATGTCATGGTTTATAATATATTTTAATATGTCGCTTTCATTCAATGCACCTTCTGCAATCAGTTTCGCATTTATCATATCTGTTGCTGTTAAAAACATTTTTTCACCTCCCTATCTTTCAACTATATTGTAGTGTTTTTATTATTTTATTTGCTTTTTTGCCATTTCCTGTAACAACTTTTGTATTTCAGCAATAGTATACAATTTATCTTTTTTCAATATTGCGCTCAATATATCCCTTTTATCAGCAAAGAGCTTACTTTGCAATACTGCATTCTTTGTAAAAGTCAATTCCTTATTGCAATCTTTTTTCAATTTCTCTTGTTTTTCCATATACTTTCAACCCCCTCATATATTCTTCTGGCTGTTTTTGTTTATACATATAAAAATCATAATCTACAAAAAAATGGAGTACACCGTCCCGTATTTCTGCACGTCTATGTGTCCCCCTTATCAAACTGCTATCCTGTAATGCTATTAATTCTAAAAGCCTATGTAGTTTTTGCTGTACTTCCCAACATTCCGCATTTCCCTTTAATGGGAAATAACTGATTACAAATGTATGTTGTGCTAAAAATCTCAAATCTATAGCATTTTGCTCTGCATTACTGATACAGTGAATAAAAAAACAAGGTTTTTTTAAGCATTGCGGTATTTGTTCGGTATAAATATGTTGTGTCTGATATTCTTTTCTAATAGCACGTGCTATAGATTGTGTTAACTCATTTACCACCGTTTATCGCCTCCGTTAAGAGTGCCTCTAGTTTTTGCCTTATGATTTCGTCTAAATTTCTTTGTAAATCTCTTTCGGCTATTGTCAACATGAATTTACCTTCTACCCATCCCTTATAGTTTTTTGTTCTATGTCCAAATTCCACATATTCGGCATACTCTAATGGGTTTATTACTTCTATATGGTATGTATCACCTATTTTTTGTATATCTGTTGTTGTCCATGATTCTGCTAGTTTATTTGTTTTTCTTGGTGTCCTTTCTATAACATTGTCAAAAAGTTTAGACGCAACATCTTTTGTAACGGCACTACAATAAGCGTCTAAATCTATGTCAAGCAGTTTTTGCATTCTGTCACGCAATGCAATCATTTCAGAAATGTCTATTTTTACATTCATCAAGCGTACTCCTTTTCTAGTTTTAATACAATTTCCCTATGTGAACCATATAATGCTGATTTTCCAGCACATAAAAATGTATTCGTTTCTCCTTCTTGTGTCACAATTATTTTGCAACCTTCATTAGCTTCAATTTCTGGTGGTAAAAATAACTTGATGACTTGTAAAATATCTGTTGTTGTGTCTGTCTGTTCCCCTTGTTTTGCTCTTTCATAACTTAATCTGCAAGGGATATTTTCATATTTTGTGAACTCTGATACATTGTTTGTTAATCCTTGTTCGTTTTCGTAATATAGTATTGTGCAAATGCCATTGTATAGCTTTTCTGTGTGCTTTTTTAGTAAATGAGAATATTGCATATATTGCCTCCTACAACATAATTGCGTTCGCAAAAGTTAAAGTTTTTTGTCAAACTTTTTTTCAAAAAAGTTTGTGGGTGTGGGCAACGCCCACAAATAAAACAATATTCTATAAATTCCCTCAAACCTTTTCACTGAATCTTTACAATATATAATATTTGAGTTATTTAATTTAATACTGTTCTATTAGAACCGTAGACGCTGTCCACACCTGCAAGCCCTTTAAAAAGGGCTTGACCCTAAACTTTTTAATTTACGAACGCTTTTATTTCATTATCTCATTATTTTACTATCACCGTCATATACAATTTTTCCATTGCCTGCACTGGTGCAACATTTGTTACTACCACAACACTATCTTTATTTTCGCCCTGTTCTACTGTTACATCATCTGATATAAAATCTGTAATAGCCTCTATTCTTTGCAGTTGATTATAATAGTCAACAATATCATTCCAAAAAGCAATACGCCCCGCATAATTATTTTGCACTTTGCCCAAATATTTCGTATAAAAAAGTGTTGCAATATCATTACCTATCTGGTCAAGTACTCTTACAATCTGATTATTTTTAAAATGCTCTGATTTTTGAGGCGTTACCGTAACAAGTGTGTTAATATCTTTCAATACTCTAACATCATCGCCTACATTGTGAAATATCAATTTTCCTTTTGAAACAGCGTTTTCAATTTGCATTTGTGTGTAGTCGGTATCAATATCGTACTCACCATCATAAACCATGTTTGTTAAACTTTTTTGCACTTCACAACCTGCAACTGCACCTGTCAGCCAATAAACAATAGAAAACTCACCGAATAAATTTTCATCAACATTCAATAATTTGTTTTCAACTGAAATAATACCCTCATTATCTGCATTTTCTGCCCTGTATACAATCGTCTGAAATTTTACACCCTGCTGTTCTCTCATACGTATTGTAAAAGCAACAAATAAATCAACAACATCTTTTTCATCTGTATTGCAACCTAATGCATGAAAATGATATTTTTCTATTTTGTCTAAAAATTTTTGGTAGTTTTCCCCTGTTCTGCCTTGTCCGTCAGTGCCACCTGTTAAATTCATATTTGCCGTTGGCTGTAAATCAGCTTGTTTGTTAAATACTACAAAATCATTATTTTGTAATTCTTCTGCCGTCAATACGGTTTGCTTATGTTGTTCTATATTGTCAAGCAATGTTTTGACAATAAAACCTCCATCAACATTATTTTCTACCACAATAGATAACGCATTGCCTCGTGTACCTCCATAAATAGCCGTTGCAATATCATTTTTTGCTTTTTCTGCACCGCTGTTTAAACGATACCCCAAAAGCGTTTTAGCGTGTTTAAATATTTCTCTAAACATCTGCATTTGTGGATGTGTGTAATCATATCCAAAAAGTGCTATAGAATTTTTCATAAATTCTTGTGCTGTTACTGTGATTACTTCGTTTTCTTTTCCCCAGTCTGCAACAAAAGGCATTGCAACAATGCCCCTGTCTGATAATGTCGCTGACGCTCTGGTTGCTGATGTAAAATTGATGTATGCACCTGGTAAAATTTTGTTTTGTGTTGTAAATGTGCCACCACCTAATGCCATGTTGTAACCTCCTTACTCCGTTGTAATTGCATAATTGCGTTCGCTAAAATTAAAGTTTTTTGTCAAACTTTTTTTCAAAAAAGTTGGCAGGTGCGGACAGCGTCCGCAAATATAAAAATATTCTTTTTTATCTCTTTCAGCCTTTTCACTAAAACTTTACAATATCTAATATTTTTAAAATAATTATATTCCGTTTAAACCTTGAGAGCGTTGCTCTCAAACTCTCACCCGCTTTTTGAAAAAAGCGGGGCAAAAACTTTTCAATTTGCGAACGCTTTTATATCGTTATTTTATTTTACGAACACTATTATTTCGTTATTTTTTTCTTAACTTTTTCATTTCTTCCGCATGAATATCAATACAAGCGACAACTACCGCTTTATCCCTTTTAGACAAATTCAAAAAATAAGAGGGTGTCCAATGAAATTCATACAAGCAAACATATGCCATATTACTTTCCCAGTCACCCTCTTTAATTAGTTTTTTACCTCATCAACCAATTCTTCAAAGTCCTCATCGAAATTGTTTATCATGCGCACATTATCAAGCAATTTGTAATATTCCCCACAAGTCAACATTTCTTTTAGCAAATCCTCGCCATTCATAACATGATAATGGTCTTGTAGTTCTGTATTTAATAAATCTGGATACACTACACACAATGCAGCTAACTTTGACATATAAAGCTCATTGTTAAATTCTCTTTCTGTTATGCCATTTTTTGCTTTTTTGACAATGGTACATTTTTTTCTTAAATGCTCATCTTGCTCTGCCGTAATTGCTTTTAGTTCCCATTCTACTGCTTTATCATTTTCAACAAATCTGCTACTAATTACTACTTTTTGATTTTCTGGTTTGATTGGATTCAAAAATGCATTTAAACTCATATAGATACCCCTTTCCTGTTACATTCCTTGTAATTCTTCAAATTCTTCTACTAAATCCCAATCCTCAAATGTGAAATCAATATCTTCATCAAGATACTTGTCGTCATTGGCGTCTACTTTTGCAACAATGACTTTATTCAAATTACAGCCTTTTAATGTTGTAGTCTGTCTGCCTGCGGCACTACCAGGGTCTTCATTTATAATTATCATGTCAAAATATAAATCTTCACCTGTATCTTTAAAATGTTTCATTGCTTTTCTAAATACAGAAGTGTTGTAGTGGAATGTTGCACTGCCTGTACCTTTTAAGTTAATTGCTTTATTCCCTTTCGTTTTTTTCCCTAATATAGGAACTTCTACTTTTGTTTTTTCAACAGTAGCCTCTACTTTTATAGCACTCATAAAATTGATACGCCTGCCGTCTATAATGACATAACATTCGCCTCTGTTGCCCGCTATGGTGTCTTTTGCTAACATTGTTTTAAATGCCATGTTGTAACCTCCTTATTTCGTTGTAATTGCATAATTGCGTTCGCTTATTCAAAAGTTCTTTGTCCAACTTTCTGAGGGGAAAGTTGGTAGGGCGTGGGACAACGTCCAAATAAAAGATATTCTTTTCAATTTCCTTAAACCTTTTCACTAAACTTTTAAAAATAATATTGTTCCGTTAGAACCGTGGACGCTATCCAGTCTACGCTTCGCTTCGGTCGGTGCTGGACGAATGTCCACTGGACATTCAGCACCCTGCAAGCCCTTTAAAAAGGGCTTGAGCCTAAACTTTTTAATTTGCAAACGCTATTGTTTCATTATTTCACCAGCCCATTCTTCTATATCTATCAAGTTGTATTTTATAATTTTTTAATATATCAGAACTACTTAAACTTTTTTGATTTTGTGTATCAAAAGCAACAGAAACATCACCCTCTGTAATGCTTTTCACTGTTCCCTCTGTCTGTTCTTGTCCAAAACTTCTACTTCTATATAAATCCATAGCAATATTTAGCACAACATTGTCTAATTGTTTTGGTACATATTGTAATCTGCAATAGCTACATATCATATCTATTGTACTGTTTATAGTAAATAAAAGCACTTCGTCACTATCGTCATTTTTTACCCCTAGTAGTTTCTTTAACGTCTTTAGTATTTCCGTTGGTGTCGGCACACTCACCGCCCCCCTGTAATTCTGTTTTTAATTTTTCATTTTCAACTTGCAATTCTTGTAATTCTGCTTTTAATTTTTCGTTTTCATTTTGTAATGATTCTATTGTATTTTTTTGTTTCTCGCCTTCTATATCATAACCTTTTTGCTGAAATTCCTGTTTTCTTTTTGGGTCAATCTCTCTACAAATACCATTTTTGTAAACTTTCATAATACTTCCCCCCTTAATTTGTTGATTCATGCAAATAAATACCTTTTGCCTTATTTTCATATACAAAAGCGTCATGGTATATTCTGAATTGAAATTTCCACATATCTTTGTCTTGATTTTCATCTGGTGTAAATACTTTAGGTAATGCTAATTTTACAGCCTGTAATATTGCCTCTGGATATATCAGCATAAAATTGATATTTTTGCCGCTTGTAGATTTTTTATAGCCCCATGACTCGCTACCATCATTTAATAGTATTTCAGTATAAAAGCGTGTAGGTGATACATATTTGATAGGCATATTATTATATCCAGATAATACAGTGTTTACATTGCCATCACTTCCCCATGTCCTTGTAAGAGCACTGTTCAATATAGGTTGTAAATCACTATTGATATACAACACCCTACCAGATAATGGTACTTCATCTGCATTCATTTGACGCACCGCCTCATCAATCGCTCCAATAATGCTATCTTTTGTCAATATTGCACCTGTTGCTTTTGAAATACCGTTAGCACTAGCATATTTTGCAAAACGAAATGCGTCCAATTCTGGTACAACCCAATCCCTCATAAACTGCCCCGTGAGTATACCAAAAACATTTTGCATTTCTTCATTGTCCATTCTGTCGATAGAAAGTTCTTTGCCCCTTTCTTCTGTTAATTGAAGTGTTTCCCATTTTGCAGTAATATCGCCTTTAGGGTAACCATTTTCCCTAGAATAGTCCCCCATACCTTCTGTATTTGTTTTTAATACTTTTACTTCATTTACTCCTGTAAAATCAACTTTTTTACCAGCGTCCATACCTTGTGTAACAGATAAATTTTTATAAATATCATCTAATACTGGTAAAAACTTTTTTGCAAATTCTAAACTGTTCGCCATACTGTTTTCCCCTTTCATTGTAATGATTATTTTAATTTTATTCGTTTAATCCTGCTGCTTTTCTTGCACTCTTGGCAAATAAATCTACTGCACTATCAAATAAACTGCTTTTTGTTATTCCATGTGATGTGCTTGCTGTATTATAATAGCTATTACTATCTGCACCTTCTATACGTGTTTGTTCAATATCAAATAAATAGCTATCACTCTTTTTGATACTATCCAAATCTAACCCCTGCAATGTGCCGTCTTCTTTTAATGTAATGTTGTCTATGTCAAGCAATGCTTTGATTGCCTTTGTATTTTTACCCTTTGCCTGCATAATGGCAACATCAATAGCACTATGCTTGCGACTTTCTTCATAGCGTTTTTGTAATGTTTCTGTATCCTGTTTATACTTTTTTTGTAAATCAGCATATTGTATTTGCAATTCTGTATTGTTACCCGCTGATTTCTTCAACTCCACAATATCGGCGTCCCTTTGTGTTATCTGCTTTTCTAAATCCTTTTTTGCTTGTATCGCAATGTTGTAATCTTCTTTTGAAATATAATTCTTTTTCATTTCACTTGCAATTTTTTGTTCTAGTTCCTGCGCCCCTTCTATGCCTTTCAGCATTTCTTTCAACCATTCCATAACATTCACCCTTTCTTATTTTGTACATAATAAAAAAGCAGTTTTATGACTTACTTAGGTCAATACTTTTTCACTACTCCAAATTTATCACCTGCCCTGGATAAATTTTATTCGGTGTAGCAATACCATTTTTCTGTGCAATTTCTTTATATTTTGTACCATCACCCAATTCTTTTTTACAAATATTCCAAAGTGTATCCCCTTTTTTTACAGTATAGCTTTTTGCTGTTTGTTTGCCTGTGGTATCTCTTTTATTTGAAATACTGGCACTTTGCCCATATTGTTCTATCTGTATACTTCCTGTTGCTGTACCATAACTCCTATATTGCTTGAGTGAAAGCGATACACTTGCGTCAATGCCATATTGTTCAGCGTCCTCATCAATGGTATAGCTTTTTAATGTATAGTATGGCTTTTCATTTTCGCTTGTACTACCTTGATACACTATTTTACCGCTGTCATCTGTTTTAATAACATAAAACAAAAAAGGCTTATTTGACAATTTGAGTTTTTCAAATAAATCCATATAATATTGCTTTCCATTTCTGTTTCTCTTATTTTGTAGTGTTCTTTTCTCCAACAGCCCACACTTTTCAGTCTGATTTTGACAGGCAAACCGACAACATTTTTTTGTTTTGCATTCAAATGCACTGCATTTTATTCTATGTTTTCCCATGTACATACACCCTTATCTGTCTATTGCTACAAAACCGTGGTCTTTATTTGCCCTTAGGTTCTCCCTCCACCGTAAACGCTATTTTTCTTCTCTCAATCTCCAATTTCTTCCCTCATCTTTCAATATCACATTTCTGTAACCCTTTGTTTTTTCATGTATTCTACTGCCTATCGCTTCGTCAATGTCAATAATATCGTCAACCGTTTTTTCTGTTGAAAATATAGTAATCAAGTTACTGTTTACATATCTGTAATTGATGATTTCAAAAGCTGTTCTGATATCTGCCTCGCTGGGGCGTTTATCTTTTTCTGTTTTAAAAAAGTCATCTATGTAAAGCACTTGTGTAGTAAGCAAAGGATTGATAATCCTCTGATAATTTTCATCATCCATTTTGTTTGCTTTTAGCCTGACAATTTCATTTGTCCATACAACATACCTTACAGATATCCCTTTTTTCAAAAACTCCGCCAATATTGCCGTACAAATATGCGTTTTTCCACAACCTACTTGTCCACCCACAAAAAACCATTTATTTTCTTCTTTTAAAAAATTGAATGCTTTTTGTTTTAATCTTCTTTGCCATTCTTCTGGCGTTTGAAATTTGTCAAAAGTATATTTTTCAATACTTTCTGCAATGCCCGACAATTTCAACTGATTCATAGCAATTTCTTTTTTGGTACAAATGCAGTTACCCAAATACTCCACACCATTTATTACCGCTCTGACTACACCTACACCCCCACAAATAGGACAATCCCCCTCTTTTATTTCTTTATCTGGGCGTATAGGCATATATTTTATTTCTTTTTCGTCATGGGTGTGTGATTCATATTCTCTTTGCTGTTGATATTCTTTTTGTCTTTTCTTTATTCTTTCCACAATTTCCACAGCTTTCCCCACCTGCTCATTGTGTTTGTTGCAGATACAACTAGCATAATGCTGTACACCATTTTCAAATACCTTTACAATGCCATCACCCCTACAAATAGGGCAATCACCCTCTTTTATTTCTTTATCTGGGTGTATAGGTTGTATAGGAAAATCATCAGTAAAATCAACGCCTTTAGAGTATATCTCCATATTTTTGTGGTTTTTGTTTTGTTTCTGTAACCGTTCCAGAATCTCCATAAGCTGTTGCATAATTTGAACCTCTCTTTCCTTCTGCTATTTTTGCCCAAAGTATCCCCTCATAATTGTTCGCCATAGATGTATCAATTACAGATATTACTGCTTGTTCTCCATGTTGAGCGCATTGATTTTGTATTTGAGAAAGTAAACTTTGTAAACCCTTGGGTTTATAGGGCTGATGTTTTTCTTTTTTGTAATCCAGCCAGTCATTCACTTTGTTGTGTAATGCCTCTGTAAACACAAAAGAATCTCTTATTGTTTTTAATTGTTTTTGCAAACTATCCCCAATGGGGTTAGGGGGGTTATTTTTTTCATTCTCATTGCTATTATCATTATCATTATCATTGTCATTTACATTATCATTGTCATTTACATTATCATTTACATTATCATTATCATTTATATTATCATTATCATTAAGGTTAGTGTTTGGTTTTTGTTGGTTTTGATTTTTTGTATTTTGGTTATTTTCGCTTTCTTGTTGCTTATTTTCTTTTTTGGGTCTACCACCTTTTTGACCATTTGCCACAACTGTTTGATATCTTTTTTGTGAGGCATCAATTTGTGGTTTAAAAGATAAAAATAACGCTTTTTCCACTCCATTTTCTTCTGGCTCTATGCCATCAAAAGCATAGTCCATTAAATATTGTAATGTTTTTAATTGATATTCTTGAGGTAATGCGTTTATTGCTTCTCGAAATCCCTTGTAAAATACAAAACTTTCTTTTTGTTCTTTCATAATCATTCACTCCTTTTTTGCATATCTCTATTTTGACAGAACAATACTCTCAAAAAGTATCAATTTTTTCATATTTTATAATTTCGCATAAAAATAGAGCATACAACTTGTTTGCTGTATGCTCTTTGTAATAGCATGGATATGATTTTTTTGTATATTTTTAAAAACAATAAGAAACAGAATTGTTATACCACATAATATTTTGTTGTGGTATTTCTAACACTTCAAACCATGTTGAAATAGGAATATAGAAATGATTATCTTTTATTTCTGAGCGGACTGGCATATTGATGCTTTTTCCATTGCATATCATGATATCACTGTATGGTGTTATAATAATATCCTTTGCGGAGTTTTTCCATGTTTTGATATATGCTGTATCATTCTCCCATGTAACAGATACATTTACATTGTTACCTGTTAAATTTTGTAATTCGTCTACTGCTATCATAATATGATTTTGTTTTTTGTAAGTTAATATATCATAATATATGCCCTGTTTTAATATTTCATTGTCTTGTGAATGGATATAATATTGTTTTTGCTGTGGTGTAAAATCATTGACTTTGATACGTTTGTTTTGAAAAGTGATGTCTGCACCATATTCATCTATTTTCAACTGGTCGTATATATTCTCGCCGTAACGAATATCAAATAATACACTCATATCTTGCAATGAAATATAAATTTCATTTTCCACTATATTAGGAATGGTAAATAATCCCATTTCTTTTCCATTTAGCAATACAGTTCTTTTATTTTTGAAAAAAACAATTTCATCATCATAGTATTGCATTGTTATTGTTTGTTCTGTCAAATTATCATAAAACTGTACTTCATTGCCACTTAAACATAAAAATTCTTTTATAGGAATCATAAAACAACATTCTTTTTCATTATAATAGACAGTATGATTCAGAGCAATGTCATGTAATCCCGTTTTAAAATGAACATTACCATATTCATCAAATACAATATTGTAATGAGGAGGAGGCTGTGTATTTTGTAATTCTTTTGCATAAATGGTAAATGATAATATGTTGCATACCATCATGGTAAGTAGTATACAGTTTATTTTTTTCATAATTTCACCCCTTGCGATATGTAATATGATAACATATCTTTATTATAGTTACAATATTATATCAGTATAGTAAGTAGCTAAATAAACATTTAAAACATAAAAAGCAACATTACAATATCATTTTTTGATATATTTTTGAATTCGTTTTACAGTAATGATAGAAAGCAAAGCATTGATAATAAGTACTATTTCTGCAAAAACTGTTCCTTTTAAGAATTGTGTCAAATCTCCAATTTGATAGCCTTGTATAGATGCCACAATACTAAATAATATCAATAATATTGTTGGCACAGTAAAACAATTTAAATGGGCAAAAAATAAATAGGGCAATATAGACGCGCTAAATATAGAAAACAACAATATCAAAAAATGATACCATTTTCCATCATAACTCACTATATTCCAAAATGCGAAAATAGTAATAGAAAATAATAATAAACTACAAATGATATTTTTAAACATAATAGTATTTTGTGTTTTTTTGGTTTGTTTTTCAGCGTGCATGATTTCGTCAATACTGATATCTAATACTTGAGCAAGTGGTTCTATCATTTTTAAATCTGGAAATCCGATACCTCTTTCCCATTTTGACACTGCTTTATCTGTTACATTTAATTTATGAGCGAGTTCCATTTGTGTCCAACCCTTTTCTTTTCTAATAGAGGCTATAAATTGTCCAAATTTTTGATTATCCATTGCTATCGCTCCCTTAAAATCACTCGTTAATATTTATCATATATAAATATCATGGTAAAAACAAGCGACGAATAGTAGAATGACTAAAATTTAAATGTAAACTTTTCATTTACTTCATATATGTATTGTATTTTTATTGATATCATCACAACATCACATTTTTGTAGTACATTCTTCTGAAATCACATTTTTAACGACATCAAAATATTGTTCATTTTGTAGTAATAAAAAAACAGAGTGGTTAAAATCTTTTTGACAGTCCGAAAGAATTTTGTAGAGGAAATCATCTATATCCATATCATATTTTTGATGAGCTTGCATTTCTTTTACAGTAAAATAAATCATTTTCATTAAAATATAATCTGAAATATTGGGAGAGATGTTATTTTCTTTTAATTTTGTATGTAATTTTGTATGCCATTCTCTTTCTTCTATATATTTTATATCGGAATTTCCAACTAAATAATCAATAGATACATTTAATGTATTTGCTAGTTTTGTCAAATCTCTTATGTTAGGTTGATTTCTTCCGCTTTCATAATTTGCTATTGCGGTGTAGCCGTAATGCAATTTACTTGCTAATTTTACTTGCGTTATTTTTTTTTCTTTTCTTAATGCTTTTAATCTTTTGGGAAATTCCAATCAAAACACACTCCAATCGTTATACTTTTTTTGTAAATATGAAATTTTATAGTTCATTATTTTATTATACACAAGTATATTGTGTATGTAAATAATAAAAATACACAATATTATTGTGTATTGTTTTGTTGTATCACTTCGTTTGATAAACTCAAAAACGAAAGAGGTGAACGAAATGGACGGAGAAAGATTGAGCGAACTTAGAAAAGATAAGGGATTAACACAAAAAGATTTAGCGAAAATACTTTCTGTTTCAGAAAATTCTATTTCATTATATGAAAGAAACATGATTACACCAGATGATGATATGAAAATAAAAATAGCAAAATATTTTAATGTATCATTAGATTATCTTCTTGGGATTACAGATACACCTTCACCTATCAAAAGTAAACCCAAAATAATTTATTTTAATCATTTACCAGAAAAAGCAAATGAGGAATTAGAAAGATTTTTAAAATATTTTAAAAGTAAATATTTCAAAAAATGA